AAGGTGCATTAGCAGGCGTATTCCGTTGGGGGCCTATAAACGAAAGAACTCTTATTACATCTGAAAACCAATTAGTAGATGTATTTGGTAAACCAGATAGTTCATTTAGATCAGCAAATAACACAGAATTGTGGACAAATGCTGAGACATTCTATACTGCCGCTAACTTCCTAGGTTATAGTGACACTCTTTATGTTACTCGTGTTGTAGAGACTGGAAACACTGATGCCGACAAAAATGCGGCTATCGCTCAAGGTGGAGCATCTAGCAAGATTAAAGCAAAATACTACGGTGAGTTAGGTAACTCTATAGAAGTTTCTCATTGCTTTGGTGTTAACAGCGGTGCTAATACAAACTTTGATGGTGCGGCTGTTGGTAATCTTAAACTAACAATTGCAACAAATAGCCTTACTGCTGAAATCGAAAGTGGTACTGCGGCTGACATAACATCTTTCAGAAAAGGTGATAAAATCACAATCACTACAGATAGTAGTGAAGACATTCAAGATTTGATCATAGCGGCAGATGTTACGGCAAGTGGTGGTAATGATATTTCTACTAATCCAAACCAAACCATTGTATTCGCATCTCAAGCATCCAGTGTACCAACAGGAACTAATGTATTTGCTGATGGCGATGAAGGTGTTGTTCCCCATGTTGCCGGTGACCCTAGCAGACATATCACAAGTATTCTAGTGCTTGATAGTGATGTTACTATTACAGCAGGTGCTGTTGTTCAGTTTAGTGGTGATGCTAGTGGATTGCCGGGTGGTGTAACAGCAGGTACAAATTACTTTGCGGCACCAGTAAGTGATGTTGGTAATAGTTTTGGTGATGTATTGGTTGCAGGCGGTAAAAATACAGAGCAAACCAATGTGAAGGCACTTAAACTTTTCAACACATATGCTGATGCTAGAGCCTATGACGAAACTGTACACACTTTGCTACCTATTCAACTAACTGCTTCAACAGGAGCCGGCTCTTCTGCTACAGCAAATGTCAATATTAAAGAAGCAGGCACTGGAACAATAACATTCACATCTAAGTATACTGGATTAACTAGAACTACGACTGATGTTAATGGTTCTGGAACTTTCTTCAAAAAATCTTGGGGTGATTCAAATTTATTTGATGCCGCTCCATCGTCAGCAACAAACTTACACTTGGTAGTTAAAGATGTTGATGGTAAGATTACCGGTACTGCGGGAACTGTAATTGAGTCATACTCTGACTTATCAACAGATGGTGCTTCTAAAAGTGCTGACGGAACTTCAAAATTTGTTACAGAAGCATTACTAGCTAAGTCTAAGTGGCTAGCCATTTCTGAAGCAGACGCAACAACTGCATTTAACGGAACAGCAGATTCGTCAAGTATTTTAACAGGTGGTAGTGATGGTCTAGATGAAGCAGGTATTTCTCTTGGTAATATTGTTAAGGGTTACGATTTGTATAAAGACGCTACTGATGTTGATGTATCTTTAATTCTTCAAGGTAAGCCGATGGGTAGTAATGGATATGAATTAGGTAACTACATCATTGACAACATCTGTGAGTCTCGTAGAGATTGTGTAGCATTTATTTCTCCACCTAAGGCTAAAAATACTGCACAGCTAATCGCAGGTTTTGCCGGTGGTGTAACTGCTAGTACATATGCAGTTATGGATTCTGGTTATAAGTATCAATATGACAAGTACACAGATGTGTATCGTTGGATTCCATTAAATGGTGATGTTGCAGGTCTTTGTGCTAGAACAGACGATCTAAGAGATCCGTGGTTCTCGCCTGCTGGCTACAACAGAGGAAATATTAAGAATGTTGTTAAGCTAAACTTCAACCCTAATAAGTCTCAGAGAGATTTGTTGTACAAAAATGGTGTTAATCCAGTAATCACTCAAGCCGGGCAAGGTACTGTACTGTTTGGCGATAAAACTTTTGCAGGCAACACTAGCGCATTCGATAGAATCAATGTTCGTAGATTGTTCATTGTTCTTGAGAAAACTATTGCTAATGCATCTAAGTCAACTCTGTTTGAATTCAACGATGAGTTCACTAGAGCGACATTTAGAAACTTAGTAGAGCCATTCTTGAGAGATGTACAGGGTAGACGAGGCATCTATGACTTTAAAGTCATCTGTGATGAGACTAACAACACTGGTCAGGTTATCGACACAAATAGCTTTGTTGGAGACATTTACATCAAGCCAGCACGATCAATCAACTTCATTCAGTTGAACTTCGTAGCGGTAAGAACTGGTGTAGAATTCAGCGAAGTCGTTGGTGCGGCTTAATAAATATATTAAAAGAAAGGAGAAATAAAAAATGGCTTTCAATATTAATGAAATCAAAAGCCAACTGACCTTTGGGGGTGCTAAAGCATCCCTGTTTCAGGTAGCGATTACAAATCCTATTGATGGAACAGGTGATCTTAAAACACCATTTATGGTACAGGCGGCACAGATTCCTGCGGCTGAACTTGGAGTGATTGAAGTTCCATACTTTGGTCGTAAAGTGAAGATTGCGGGCGACAGAACATTTGCTGAGTGGACAGTTACAGTTATCAATGATGAAGACTTCTTGATTCGTAACGCTATGGAAGCATGGATGGCGTCAATCAACTCGCACGAAGGTAATGTAACTTCTGGTGTTGATTATAAGAACCAAGCACAGATTACTCAGTATTCTAAAACTGGTGCGCCACTAAGAACTTATAACTTTAATGGTTTGTTCCCAACCAATATTGGTGATATCACTATGGATTGGAACACAACTGATGAAATTGAAACATTTGAAGTAACTTTCGCATATGACTGGTGGAACGTCTCTGGCGGTACTACTGGTGATGGCGGAACTAACGCTTAATTGATAACGATAATTTAGGGGAGAGAATAAACTCTCCCTGAAGATTAGAGGATAAACTATGGCTGAACTATTTGGGTTTGAAATAAAACGCAAGGGCGATAAAAAGGCGGAAAATATTCCATCTTTTATTCAACCGGGTGCCGAAGAAGGGTCTATTGATATTGCGGCAACTGGTACTGCGGCAAGCAGTTTCCTTGACCTTAACGGAAGTGCAAGATCAGAAGCAGAACTTGTACAGAAATATAGATCGATGTTACAGCAACCAGAAGTTGCTCAAGCAATAGACGACATCGTAAATGAGGCGGTAACTATATCGCCAGACCAAAAAGTTGTTGAGTGTGTTACTGATGAAGTCGATCAACCCGACAACATCAAGAAGAAAATCAGAGAAGAGTTTGACACTGTATTGAAGTTGTTAGACTTTTCTTCTACTGGTTACGACACTTTCCAAAAGTGGTATGTTGACGGAAGAATCAACTATCATGTTATGATCGATGTCAAGCAACCTCGAAAAGGTATTCAAGAGTTGCGTTATATTGATCCAAGAAAGATTCGTAAGATTAGAGAATTTGAAGATAAGAAGACCGATGGTAGTGGTTCTAATAACGGAAAATTCCTAACAAAAGAGATTAAGAACGAGTATTACATTTACAGTGAGAAAGGGTTTTTAGCAACAACAAATAATATTCAGTCTCAAGCCGGAAATAATGATATTCAAGGCTTGAAGATTGCTAAAGACTCAATTGTTAATGCTAATTCAGGTTTGCTTAATGAGAATAATACATTAGTTGTATCTCATCTGCAAAAGGCATACAAGCCTTTGAATCAGTTGAGAATGATGGAAGATGCTGTAGTTATTTACAGAATATCTAGAGCGCCTGAAAGAAGAATTTTCTATATCGATGTAGGTAATCTGCCTAAGATGAAAGCAGAACAGTATCTACGAGATATGATGACTAAGCACAAGAATCGCTTAGTATATGATGCAAGTACTGGTGACGTTAAAGATGATCGTAGACATATGAGTATGACTGACGATTTTTGGTTGCCACGAAGAGAAGGTGGAAAGGGTACAGAGATCACTACATTGCCTGGTGGTCAGAATCTAGGAGAACTAGACGATGTATTATATTTCCAGAAGAGATTGTTTAAGGCTCTGAATGTACCTATCTCTCGTATGGAATCAGACAGTGGATTCTCACTAGGTAGAGCAACAGAGATATCTAGAGATGAGATTAAGTTTAGTAAGTTTATCAGCAGACTGAGATCACGATTCTCTACACTGTTCGATAAAATTCTTGAGAAGCAGTTGGTACTCAAGGGAATCATTAGACCTGAAGAGTGGGGTGATATTCAAGCCTCTATCAGATATGATTTCATGCAAGACAACTACTTTGAAGAGTTGAAAGAGAGTGAAGTCTTGAGAGAAAGATTAAATCTTCTTCGAGACATTGACGACTATGTTGGTAAGTACTACTCAGCAGAATGGGTAAGAAAGAATGTTCTCATGATGAACGAAGATGAAATCGAGAGAATGAGAGACGAAATCGAGCAAGATAACGAAGATGCAGATGATGCAGAAGACGATATCGAAGATGGCGATTTTTAACATAGTTGATTATAAATAACTTAATAAGGTAAGGAGATAGACATGAGTGTTAGTGACTTGATTAAGAGTGCGATTGACAAAGATGCAAATAGCTTTGAGGGGTCGTTCAACAATATTATGGCAGATAGAATGACAGCGGCTATCGGACAAAAATACGATTCCATGTATGGCGCTTCCGCAGAGGCGGGTGAGCCAGTTGAGATGGAAGCACAGGTAGAAGTAACGCCTGAAGCGACAGAATCAGAATAATAAAAAGGAACAATAATGAAATCTTTTAAGCAATTTACAGAGTCTAGTCAACACGATGAAGTTCAAGATTTAGGCGATAGTTCTTCTAAAGAAAAACATAAGGCGTTTATTGATAAGCATTTGGTTGATGTTAAAGAACTTCCAGATGGATATAAACAGGCAGAAGTATTAGACTTATCTAGCAATCGTCTTGCTGATCTAGAGAAGGGCGAAGATGCAGAAGTCTATGAGTCTGTGCAAGAAGGCACTGTATCTGAAGCAGAAATGACTGATGCTCAGAAAGCAAAAAGAGAAGAAATCGTTAAAGAACTCAAAAAGAAAATGAATGAGTTCAAAGATCGTTACGGTGATCGTGCTACTGATGTTATGTACGCAACTGCTACTAAGATGGCAATGAAAGACGACTCAGAAGACGAAGACGAGTTGGAAGAAGGCTATTACGAAGGTTACTACAAAGAAGGCGTTCTACAAGACTTAGAGATGATCGTTAAGAAGAAAAGCGTAGGCGATGTTAAGTTCAAAGACGGCAAAAAGCAAAAAGTTGATCTGACAACTGCTTCTATGATCGTTTCAATGGTTAAGCAATTGAACAAACAGAATCAAAAGAAAGTGTTGAATATGCTAGACAACAGCAAAACATTTAAAGATGTTGCTAAGTTTGCATTCTCAGCCGGAAAATAGGAAGAAGATATGAGTTTACTAATCAAAGAAATCGTTGAAGATGTACAATATATCACTGAAGCCAAAGAAGACGGTGAAGGTAAAGACTACTATATTGAAGGCATCATTATGCAAGGCGACATCAAGAATCGTAATGGTCGTATGTACCCAAAAGAGATTCTTGCTAACGAAGTAAAAAGATACAACGAGACATATGTAGAGAAGAAAAGAGCATATGGCGAACTTGGTCACCCTGCAGGTCCTACGATTAATCTTGATAGAGTATCTCATATGTTTACTGAACTGAAGCAAGATGGTTCAAACATTGTTGGTCGTGCAAAAGTAATGGACACGCCAATGGGCAAAATCGTAAAGAACATCATGGATGAAGATGGTACTCTTGGTATTTCATCTCGTGGCATGGGTTCAATCAAGCAGAACAAAAATGGCATCATGGAAGTACAGAAAGATTTCATGTTAGCCACCGCAGGAGATATTGTAGCTGATCCATCAGCACCAGACGCATTTGTTAAGGGCGTTATGGAAGGTGTAGATTGGATTTACGATGTAGCTTCTTCTTCATGGGAAGTAGCAAACACATTCGATGAGATCGAAGAAGAAATCAAACAGACTGCTAAAGTCTCTACAGCAGAATTAGAGATTAAAGCGGCCGCTTTGTTTGAGAAGTTCGTTCGTTCTTTGACGAAATAGATTTTTTTATAAATAGTAATATTGACACATTAATTACTTTAAAAGGAGAAGTTAAATGAGTGAATTAGAAAAAGACCTTGATCTTGATCTAGACCTCGAGGAAGCAAAGGGTACTGGTGAAGATTCTGAATCTGCCGATCCTGTGACTCCAGAAGGTGGAAACGACAAGTCTAAGGCAAAACCAAAAGCTAAAGGAGAGAAGGCTGATAACGTAGAAGATGACGTTAAAACTCCGCAAGGTTCTAATGATGCAGGCTTGAAAGAAGCTGTAGAGCGTTTGTTTGAAGGTTCAGAATTTTCTGAAGACTTTAAAACTTCTGCTGTTGCAGTATTCGAAGCATCTGTACATGAGAAAGTACTAGCAGAGACAGCAACTCTAGAAGAAAAATTTGAAAGCGATCTTCAAGAGCAAGTAGAAAAGTCTGTTGAAGAAATTGTTGAGAAAGTAGACCAGTATCTAGATTATGTAATTGAGAACTGGATGGAAGACAATCAAGTAGCTGTTGAAAGCAATATTAAAGTAGAAGTTGCCGAATCAATTCTTGAGAGTGTTAAGGGTCTAGTATCTGAGCATAACCTTGAAATCGATCAAGAATCTATTGACCACAATGCTGAACTTGAAGTTGCTCTAGAAGAGTCTCAAGTTAAGTATAACGAGTTGGTAGAAGAAATGATGGCTATCAAGGAAGCTAAGAAAGAAGCTGACTTAGAAGTCGCATTCAAAAATGTTTCTGAAGAATTAACAGACACCCAAGCGGAAAAACTGCGTGTTCTATCAGAAGGTATTTCTTTTGAATCAACTGATGATTACTCTAAGAAATTAGAAGCAATCAAAGACAACTACTTTGTAGAGTCTGCGCCTGCTCCAGTTGCTGAAGAAGAATCAAATGATCTTCTACAAGAAGAGACTGCGGAAGAAGTACAGCCTGCATTAGATCCGTCTATTGCAAGTTATGCTGAATCGCTCAACCGCTTTTCGAAATAACAAATTTTATAAATAGTAATAAGTTAAAATCTCAAATAAAGGAGAACCATAATGAGAAATGAAGAACTAATGAAAAAGTGGGCACCGATCCTAGAGCATAATGCTCTTCCCGCTATTTCTGATTCACACAGAGAAGCTGTTACAGCAACTCTTTTAGAAAACACTGAGGCTTCAATTCGTGAAGGCTCAAGCCTAGGTGGAACTGGTGTTCTAGCTGAAACTACTAACACTTCTGTTGGTATGACTGGTGACGTATCTGCTGATCGTGGTGCATACGATCCAGTATTGATCTCACTAGTACGCCGTTCAATGCCTAACCTAGTAGCATATGATATCGTTGGTGTTCAGCCAATGACTGGTCCTACTGGACTTATCTTTGCTATGCGTTCACACACTGGTGGAACTCACACAGCATCTACTGAAGCATTATTTGACGAAGCTAATGCTGGCTTCTCTGGTGATGGTACTGCAAACACCGAATCTAGTGGTTACTACAATGCTACAGGTTCTGGTATGGCTACATCCGCCGCTGAAGCAAAAGGTACTACTGATGCTGCCGCTATTAATGCTGATGTTGTTGACCAAGCAACTGATGCCTACAGCGCACCCGTTACTGAAAGCAACCCAATTGCTGAAATGTCATTCAGAATCGACAAAGTTGCCGTAACTGCTGTATCTCGTGCATTGAAAGCTGAGTACACTTCAGAACTAGCACAAGACCTTAAAGCGATCCACGGTCTTGACGCTGAAACTGAGTTGGCTAATATGCTTTCTGCTGAACTACTTGCTGAAATCAACCGTGAAGTTGTTCGTAAAGTATACACAGCGGCTACTCCAGGTGCTGTTGCAGGTGAAGTTGCTTCTGCAGGTACTTTCAATCTTGACGTTGACTCAAACGGTCGTTGGTCAGTTGAGAAGTTCAAAGGCTTGATGTTCCAAATCGAGAAAGAAGCTAACGCAATTGCTAAAGCTACTCGCCGTGGTAAAGGTAACATCGTAATCTGTTCATCTGATGTAGCTTCTGCTCTTCAAATGGCTGGCATCCTTGACTACGCTCCTGCTCTTAACAACAATCTACAAGTAGATGACGCAGGTAACACTTTCGCAGGTGTATTGAACGGTCGTTACAAAGTATACATCGATCCATATGCGGTTGGTCAATACTTAGTAGTAGGCTACAAAGGTACTAACGCATTTGACGCAGGTATCTTCTACTGCCCATACGTTCCATTACAAATGGTTCGTGCAGTTGGTGAGAACAGCTTCCAGTCTAAGATTGGATTCAAGACTCGTTATGGTCTTGTTGCTAACCCAATGGCTGGCGATTCTCTTGCCAGTGACGGTACTGGTGCTAACAACGGTCTTACCGCTGATAAGAACACTTACTATCGTAAGGTTAAAGTTGCTAACTTACTATAAGTTAATAACAATAAGATTCGGGGTTAACCTGAACATGATTAGGGGGTCTTTCGAGACTCCCTTTTTTTGTGCATATAAATAATACTATGATCATATCGAGGATTACAGATGG